ATAGTTACAGTTACAGCAGCTCTAGCAGATTTTCTTGAGCGTGGAAGATAATTAAGTTCTTTTGCGTGAGACATAACTGAATTTTTCAACACAGCAGAATCTAAGAACATTTCATTAACTGCCATATTCGCATAGAAATTGTTTTGGTATGTGTTATAAGCCAAGACGTCTAGGAACACGCTCATGTTTGAACCTTCAAAGTTATAATCTTTGAATTGTGTTTGGCTGTTCAGATAAGTTTTAAACTGAGTCTTGATAGACTCAAAGTCTAGTTCTGAAATGTTTAATTTAGCCATTTATCGTGTCCTCTCTAAGAATACATCTAGCGTAATAGGCTGCTGTACGTTTGTTATATAGAATATAATTTTAACTCTTACCGTATAATCATCTATGTTTGATGTTGCAATCACATCAATAAGTTCTGCTCTTGGTTCGTATAATTCTACTGTATTTCTTACTTGATTCTGTATCAATATAAGAACTGCGGGAGTAATATTTTCAAACAACATAGCATTAATATTGCCACCCATATTAGGTTGCATTAATCTTTCACCTCGATCTGTAAGAACAAGATTTTTAATTGATTCTTTTACTGCGTCTTCGTCTTTCCAAACAGTTAAATCGGACGACACTGGGCTTATCTCAAGATTCTTTTTAAAATCTTGATACAGAGTAATCTTTTTTGATCTAGCCGTGAATATTGTGGCGGCCATTTACTAGCTCCTCTTGTCCCATTGTCTTTCACTACCGACGTCTAAGTGTATAAATCCATCATATAATCCTATCCCTCTGAAGCCGAGACTTCTGGCAAGAATAACAAACCTATCCACTTCGATACTTCTTCCTCTAAACCCGTTCCACGTCAAATCCGCAGCTTTTCCGCTTAAGTGCATAGATGATTTTGCGCCATCAACAGCTGTATTATAAGCTGTGTTTCTATAACCACTATTTAAGTAAAGATAACTGCTAGTAATACCAGCTTCTTTAGCTGCAGCTTGAATCCGCATAATTAAAACTCGTACATCTTTATCGAGCATTTCCCAGCCTTCGCGAGCAGGGGTCATTTTAGTAACCCATCCACCTTGAATCTTTAATCTCGTATCAGTATTAGCTTGTAGTGCATCCCACTTAGGAAGATTTTTATATTCTTCTGGCGTCGGCAGTGCGATGTTTCCAGCTTTTTCCCATACTACTTTAGCGTTATTTATCTGTTCTTGTCTGTTCTCTTCAGAAGGTCTGATTGCGCCAGCTCTAATTGCTTCACCACTTATACGCGCTGAAGCATTTGAAATTGTATTAAACACTTCGTCATATCTATTAGCAAAATCATCAAGAGGGCTTTTCAAACCTTTGATTAACCCTTCGATGCCAGTTGCTAAAGCACATAACCGAGCAATTAAGAATTGTATTTCTTCTAAAGAGGGATTTGAAAATAATCCTACGGCATAACTAATTAGCGCTTTTATTTTATCTACAATCTTTTTAGAATTTTCTGGTCCGCATATTGATTGAAGTGCGGTTTTCTTATCTTCCATCTTACCCACAATGTTTGTCTGAACTGGAGTAGTAACTGGACCTGTAATTGCTTCAACATTAAAGTTTGCAATTGACATACAAACTGCAGTAATCGTCTTTCTGATTGTTTCAGTAATCTTATCTATGATAGAATCAAGTAAAGCTTTTACTTTAATAGCATCAAATATTGCTTGAAGAGGATCTTTTATATTTCTGATTTTACTGAGAAAATTAAAGAAGTCTTGAACAAGAGCTCCAACAGAACCAATCAAGTCAAAGAATCCGTCTATTGCTCCAAAAATATTTTCGAACAAAGAACAAAATCCACCTAAGACACTATCTGAAAAATCCCCATTGTAATAAGCTTCTAACTCATTTAGAAATCTTGGCCCGTTTGCATTAGCAGATACAAGAACAGTAGAAGGTGTGTAATTACTATCTTTCATAAATGAAGCAAATTCTAATGCTGTAATATCGCCGTATTTTAGTCTTTTTGCGAGAACCGTATAGTCTGGCAATTTTTCAACAATGAAATCTCTTTTTAAGAAATCAGTATTGATTTTATCAACAGCGTTATAAAAGCTTTGACTTCCGTGTTTATTAACTGCTGCTGATAATGGATTTTTTTCTACATCAGCAGCAATAGTCTTTTCAAATTGGGCTTGGAATACATTAATCTGGTGAGTAGTATATTCCCCATTACCATTAACTGTATTACCAACATAAGGCGTAGTTGTTTTATTTAAACAACTTCTACAAAGCTCTTTGCCGGGTCTGCATGTACACGCCATTATTGTGGTCCTTCTGTAGTATTAGTTGGATCGCCCGGAGGAGCAGAGTAAGATGATTTAACCGCATCAATAGCATTTAAGAATTCTTGAACAGTGGTTAATGCAACATTGCCAGCTCGATCACCAGAATATTTGCTCCTACCAGTGTTAGGGCCAGATACTAATGGTAAAGATGCCCATTCACTGGCGAGATTATTCGCGAAATCTTCTCTTGTAATTTCACCGGTTAGGAATCTATTTAGGCCTCTTTGCTCAAGAAGAACAATGGCCAGTTTATCTTGATTTTCTGGGCTAAACATTGAACCACCACTTAAGCCAGCCCTTGTATATAAAGGATTTCCTGGACCAGTAGCTGAGTCATTATTATAGCCACGAAGTGTATCTTCCATAATTTGATATCTACCAGAAGCTTCTGAAAGCTGGAATCTATCAATACTTTCTTGCCAATCAAGAACTTCTTGTATAGTCATAGAAGTAAGACTTTTACCTGGATATCTATATTGCGAAACTAAGCCAGATATATCATCGTATCCTTGAGATTCTTTATTACCAATAAAATCAAGTAGTGGTGTTGCTGCAGTTTGTGTAGCAGCACTAACAGAACTAATGGTTGCTGATGAAGATGTTGAACCATCACCGCCATGATCTCTAGATGAAACACCCGAACTACCGATAGAACCTGGCTGATATAGCGATACAATAGAAGTTGATTTAGCAACTGGCTCTGGTGCTTCAACCTTGTCTGCACTTATTGACTCTTCAGCATTACCTGGAGCTACCGCGCCGCCGTTTGCCATACTTACAAAATCATCAATATTAACAGTTGCAGCATCAAGGTGAAGTAATCCATTAGATCCTACTTTTAATACAGTGTCGCCTTTAATATTAAAATCAGTAGTACCTTGCATATTAATTTTATCACCAAAAATATTCAAAGTATCTGTTGCTTGAATCCAAACTTTTTCAGACTTAAAGTAAGCGCCATCACCAGATTCTACTTGTAATTCTTTAGCAGCATTAATAGACATTGTACCAACATTAGCTTCAACTTTAACATCACCTGCACGAATTTGAACTTGTTCACCTGCGATATGTGTAGATTGGCCGCCAACAGATAACATATGGTTGCCATGAACTAATGTTTTTAAATCACCTTCAATTTCTTCAACTTTATTACCTTTAACATACACATAGCTATTACCTAAAATAGTAACAGTACTCATACCGCCAACTACTACATGTTGTTTTCTATCCATAACATCATATTTGTCAGAAACAGATTTCGTAGTTGTGGTACCTCGAGAATCTATTTGAATAAACGATCCAGACTTATGATGAATCATAATTCTTTCAGCGCCAGGAGTATCATCTAATTCGATACTGTGTGCCGCGGTTTCAATAACTCTATTATGCGGGTATTGTGCCTGATAAGCTGGTGCAGGTTCATCCCAAGATTCTTCAGTTCCACCAATTGGCACATCAACAGCACGACCCATTTCTTGTTGCAGAACATGAGTTTCTTGGATATATTCGCCGCGCGATAGTCTTGAATTCTGCGGTTGACCTGCATCATTTGGTGCTGAACCTTGGGCTACCAAATCGCCGTCTTTATCAGGCACAACACCCCACCCAGTTTTAGTAGGATTAAGTGGATCTACAAATTGTGTTGGAATAAGACCAAGGATCATTGGTTGTTGAGCATCACGCCCATCAAGAAACATTCCATAAACCCAAGAATTTACTTTTGGTACTACATTTGGATCGTATCCGCCCTGAGCAACAATAGCCCAAGGAAGCATATCAGTAGGAACCTGGTCTAACGTGCCATGAATACCAAATGCTCGTACTTGCACACGACCTTCTAATCTTGCGTCAACGTTATTTTCTATTACACCAACAAAAAATAACGGATTTCTAATTCCTACTCCGTGATCAAACATACGCGTCTCCATTAGGTATATCTGCAGTCTCAATAGACGCAATCTGTTTACTGCCACTCCAGTCAAATTTGGCGAGTTTTAATGTTGTGTTTAAAGTACCTTGGTCGTCCATAACATGCACAGTTTGCTGCACTAAATATCGGCCGGCCAGTGAAGCATTTTGAACAATGTTGGGGTTTACAAAATCAAGAGTTTTAATATCTAAACTTACGAGCATTCCAGGTCTAATATCTAATCTACCTTTCATAACTGCCACTAAAGAAGTATTGTTTAAGTGGTGATAATACGAAACTCTATTATGAACAATTTCAGGAAGATGCTGATTTGGCAAAAGCGCAGAATCTGCTTGACCTAAACTTGTGTAATTTTTAAACACCATAAATCTTCTAGCATTAGCATCAGTAAACGTTGCTTTTCTAAAACTTTCAGTATGAGGATTATCAGCTATAGATCTTGTCGTACCAGACATATCGATGTAAGCCGCATTATCGTAATTGAACTTACTAATATCAAATCTTCTTCTAACAAAATCAATTTCAACAACTTCATTTGTGTACGCACCCGAAAATAAATCATCAGATGTATCGATACCTTTAGATAGAATATGTAAGTCTTCAATTCTATCAAACTGGGCTGCTACGTTTTTCGCATCTAAATCTACTGCCGGGGCATAAAATAAGTTTAGTATTCTGCTTTCAACATTATTTGCCTTTTTAATAAAATACTCATCTGTACAAAAATAAAAGTTTTCTAATGTTTCAAAGAATCTAAATGTTTGTGATGGTGCTTTAGCATTAAAGGCTCGAGCAGCTACAAAAAACATTGATTCAGTAGGACTTAAGTCAGGAATAATAACACGCGTTTGATTAGTAGCTGGCTGAACAATAAAAAATCTATCCGGCTCATTACGAGTATCGCCTTCTTTAATAAGAGGATAACTAGTAGAAAGATAAGGAAGAGTTAATTTATCCTTTATACTATCTTTGTCGTTAACAGAACCAATTCCCAATTTAGCAAAGTTTTCTTTAAAAATATCTCGAGCCATTACACTTGGCGTACTATTAAAAGATGTAAGAACCTTTTTAGTACTAGCTTTAAATGAATGCTTAGAAACAAAATGCAGTGTATAAGTTACACTATTTGAGTTTGCACTCGGTGTGATATCAGTAACTTTATGGATAATAGCAGAAATTTTAACCTTTGTGTTAAAATCCATACCTTCTATCCAGAAGTTTAAAGTTTCTTCACCGCGTATAGGCATGCCTTCTAGTATACCTGAGCTATCAAGAACGTTAAGCGTCCCGCTGTAAGCAACGGCATCCATAGACTGAACAATTTCAAAACCATAAATATAGTTTGAAGAAATATCTCGTTTAGTTTTCTCGTCATACGAAATAAGTTCTGCTTTAATTATTTCGATGGATGTTGGGTTAAAATCAGCCATTAGGTTCTTATTTTTCTAGAGAATTCATTTGTGATAAGAGGTAAATATCCTCTATCTACCAAGAAGATTTCTTTTTTATTTTCATTCTCTGCAAGTTCTTGATCATAAACTTTCCATTCTTTCCACTCAGAAGGAATAATACGTTTGATAATAATTTTACGACCTTGTTCTGTGCGCAAGATAATACGATCTTCTTTTCGAAGATAAATTGTTTGAAACGATTCTGGCGCTAGTTTAATTATATCTACAGCCATTTATTAAACCTCTCTATAATAATAGATGATATTGTCACCATTATCTTCTTGTGTCCATTCGACAACTTCGTCACCAACGCGACCAGATACCTCACCGTATTTTTCTACTAAGTAAGCATTAAAAATTGATTCAGACATTGGCCATTGATGATAAGGATCAATGATATTATTTGACATGCATACGAGCCACGTAAAATCAGTAGATCCATAATACGCGTTTGCTACATCTTCAGGCTTATAACCTTCTTTTACCGTATAAGGCAAATATAGCATAGGATTAGAAGTAACAAAAGATGTAAAAGAATTTCTACGAGTGATGTCTTTTACCTGTTGGCCTTCATATTCTATTGTTGGGAAATTTTCAAAATACTTCATGCGTTTTGTGTTCCATTCGAAAATTGACTTGCACCGCCACTGAGGCTTGCGTCTACATTTGTTTCTTCAAAAGATCTACCTTCCATTGGTGTTGGTGATACTGCACCAAAGTCATTAGCTGTTTCAATTTGCAACTCTTGCAATGTTATTGAAATATTAACGCCAGCTGGTCGACCGCCTTGCATAATTGCTAAGTTACCACCTGCGCCATAGTCAACAGTCATATTAGTAACCATAGCAGGTTTAAATTTCATAAAGTATTGTGCGTCTACACCTATAAGATATATTTTACACATATTTGGAAATTCTAAGAAAGCTTTTTTAATTGCTAAATCACCAGCGCCTAGATCTCGTGTTACGGGTAAAACAGATCTTTTCATTTGATTAATAATATCTTGTATTCTTGCAGAATCTTGTGCATTACTAGGAAACAAATCCCAGTTAAATGTGTGAGACTTAAGCTGAACACCTTCAAATGCTATTGTTTCTCTTGGGTTAAGTGTTTGACCTAGCGCAAGATTTACTGAACCAGCCTGCGGAATAGTTTTTCTTAATAGATACATTGCAGCATTAGCAGCATCAGTTACGCCAGTCTCGGCTACTGCCTTGCCGGCAGCATTAAAGCCACCGCCGATTCCAGAACTAGCCGCAGCACTACCTCCAATTCCTTGCAATATACCTGAAATATTACCAATAGCGGCATTACCTTGGCCTTGGGCAAAATCTGCCATTTTCCGCACTGATGCTTCTATTAACGGATCTTGACTCATATTATTATAAATTAAACCAGTTGCATCTTGTAGTTGTTTTGGGAAAGGTAATTCTATAGATTGTGTACTGCGTAATTCAATACCGGATTGCCTATTTGTTGGGCCCCATCCACTATCTCCTTGTGTGCCAGACAAGTTCTTTGCATATTCCGTAGATAATTTCTTGTAATCATACGCTTCAAAAACTAATAGCATACTATGAGGAAACGGCTTATCTGGAAACCTCATTACTTTCCCGTCCGACGCGCTAGCATATTCGGCGGCCGCTATAGCTTCTTCTGGTCTATTTCCTGACATAATTGCAACTACCCTTTTGAATATAAATAATCTATTATTTCTATTTATAACAAGGTGAATGAATGGCTTATAGCGGTAGGTTTAAACCTAAAAATCCAAGCAAATATAAAGGTGATCCTACTAAGATTATTTATCGTTCTATGTGGGAGTTTAAGTTTTTTAGATATGTAGATATGCACCCAGATGTTATTTGGTGGCAATCTGAAGAAGTAGTTGTTCCGTATTATTCTCCAATAGATGGGAAGCGGCATAGATATTATCCAGATGTTATAGTACATAGTAGAGTACCAATTGCTAAAGGTGGCGGTGAAAGAACATTAATGATTGAAATTAAACCCAAATACCAAACTAAGCCGCCTGACATAAGTAAAAGTAAAACACCAAAAGGGCGCGTCTCAAGAACTTACATAAATGAAGTTAAAACTTGGGGAATAAACGAAGCAAAATGGAAAGCAGCTACAATTTTTTGTAAATCGCGTGGCTGGGATTTCCAGATTTACACCGAAGATCAATTAGGAATAAAGTAAATGGCAGCTATATTTGACGACATCCTCCTTAGAGGCATTAGATCTGGAAACGCACCGGCACGTAGTGAAGCGGCTAGAGAATGGTACCGTAATCAAGCTAAAGGTGTTAGTCGTACTCAAAGAAATAGGTCGTCTGGCGACAAGCTTATTAAAGAATTAACAGGCGACAATGAACGCCGGCAAGATAGCAGTTTCCAGTTAGGTAACATGTATTTGTTTGCTTATGATCCTAAACATAAAGATACTTTACCATATTACGATAGATTTCCGCTTATATTTCCAATAAATAAGGCTAAAGGTGGATTCCTTGGTATCAACATGCATTATTTACCACCGATTTTACGAGCAAAATTAATGGATCAATTATACACAGTGCTAAATAACAAGAACTTTGACGAAACAACTAAGCTAACTGCTTCATATAGTATTTTAAACAGCGCTACCAAATTCAAAGAATTTCAGCCTTGTATTAAACATTATCTGAGTGCACATATAAGATCAAAGCCTGCGTATGTAAATCCTGCTGAATGGGATATCGCATTGTTCTTACCAGTACAGAAGTTTGTTGGAGCTACAGCAACGAAAGTATATGCGGATTCTAGAAAAATCGCAAGAGGCAAATAATGGCATTTAGAATAAACGAATTTAAAACGCAAATGGACTGGTTCGGTGGTCCATCACGCGGGTCGTTATTTGAAGTACAGATAACGCGACCAAACAATGTAAAATCGCGGGCTAACTCTCGTGATCTTATATTTTTCTGCAAGAATGCAACTATTCCTGGTATTACTTTTAATGCTACTGCATATGAAGCAGTTGGTCAAAAGTCAAAAATGATGCCAATGACAGTCAACATAGAACCAGTACAGTCAGTTTTCATGCTTGACTCTGATCACCAGGTGCTTTCGTTCTTTCATTCTTGGGCGCAGAACGTAGTTAACTTTAGTACACAAGGCGGGGCTTTTTCAGAAGTTAACGGCAAGCTCCCATTTGAAGTTGGCTATAAAGATGATTATGCTTGCCGTATTACAATTAGGCAATATTCTACTAACTATGATGTGTCAGGACAATACTACGAGGTTATTTTAGATAACGCGTTTCCTATACAGATTGGCGATGTTGACTTAGCTTGGGAAAATAACGATTCATTCTCAGTACTGCCAGTAAGTTTCCAGTACGATAGAATACAATTTACTGGAGAACGAATTGGATCACCTTCTGCTCGTTATGGAAGAGGTAATGGATTGTTAGGACTAATTAATTCGCTCGGTGCTGTTGGGCAGTTAATTGGGCAAAACCTAGTACCACAGTCTGTACAAGACGCCGTGAATAAGTACACAACTGTGAATAATAAAATTGACAGAATTAAGAACTTTTTTGGATAATGGAGAAATAAATTATGGCTTTACCTACTATTGATCGACCGATTTTTCAGATCGTATTACCGTCTAC